GCCGTTTTAAATTGAACGAATGACCTCTACAACATGATAGATATCATTTTGTATGGGTCATTGTGTGTCATGAGAGATTTGGCGTACAGGGGTGACACTGCCCCTAACGCTTTGTAAATGTCCGGCACTGTCATCCTTGCTTTCGCAAAAAAGCCAATACGGATCGCGCCTCGCCAAACATGTTGCAACGACTTTTGTAGCTGAAGTTCTTGCTTACTAGACTTGACTTCAGCTACTCGTGTCCTTGTGACATTAAAAGAGTTAGCGATCGTTTTATTAATTTGAGCTATACTTACTTCACTCCGTAAAGTTGGTAATTGCTCGGCTATGTATTTAGTGAAATCACGCATCCCTGGCATCAGCATGCTGAAATCATCAAAGCCTTCGCCAGTTATAGCCTCATCGACATACGCATATTCGCCAATGACCCCGTTTTGAAGGCGTCCCCCACATAACAAGTCAGTTTTTGCCCATTTATCAACATCGAGCTTAGATTTAAATATTGTCTGTGAGAAATCACACTGCTCTTTAAGAAGACCCAGTATGAATTCTTCGTTGCCTCCGCGTGCAATGATCTCTTCCGCACGAGTGTAGTTTGACTCGAGCACTGAGCGCATTGCCATAGGGGTCCCGCTCTCTATGCGGGAGTGCACAAACGTAGCGACTGCCCGTGTAAGGTACTGCCGTGCTGTTGGCGACTTGGAGTTGAAATCCATACGCAAAAATTCAGCTATGGTCCCGATATTCATCTTTGTCGTCTGAGCCCGTATTTTAAGTGCTTTTGCCGAGCGTATCAGGTCTATTCCATCTCCAATTGTCCTTAGGGCAGCGTACACGTCATCTCCATTGTGCAGTGAGTAAGCAGCGCGCTTTTCAATACCGGCTGCTGCTAAATACGCGTAGTTTAACGCAGTGTTCATAAATGAAGTTAGTCTCCAGCCAGAAAATAGTGTTCCTTTCGTCTTGTACTCATGCTTACCGAAACTGTCATGCACAAATTGGTTGTCGATCGAATCAATAGTCCATTGTAGCGATTCTAACTGTGCTTGACTGATTTCACTTCCGTAAACTGTTTTCCAAGCGCTCAACACTGCCTTCATATTTACAAAGCTGTGCTGAGAGTTGAAGTCGTCATAGTCATAACAAAACGGTATCATGTGTTTTAAGTTCCTGGCAATGAGTTCAACATAATCAGCAGTTGCTCTTGATCCTGTAGGTATATAAGACGGGAAAGTCTCTTCGCATTTGTTTAAAGAGAAATCTGCGTGTAAGTGCGAGGTGACGTCACAGCCGTATAATGCTCGAGTCTTGCCCCACTCATACTTTGTGGAAGTATAGGAGTGGATTTCAGGTGTGCGGGTTAACCAATACTCTTGCTGACTATGTTCTAAGGCAGAGAAAAAACCTTTCTTACTTCTGAGCGGTAATTCTAACTGTTTCGAAACCTCTCGGTCTCCGTTATACTGTGAGTGTACTGACCCACTCGGCATAAGAATTATTCTCTGGTCCCAGTATTCCCTGAAATCGTAAACAAACGCTCGTTTGCCTTCAATTTTAGCATCTGTGAACATGCGCACAGAATGCAAGTAAACTTGTTCTGGTGACACATCCGCCAGCTCTGGTTCCTCTCTATGAGATCGTTCTTTATCCCAATCCACTTGTGTCTCTATTCTGTTAACTAGCACATTCAGCTCAAACAACTGACTTAGCTCTAGCTCACACACCCCTTGCATCTGCTTGGCATACATACCCTCAAGTTTGAGTTCGTGCATGTTTAGTCCGCCCAGCTCTCTTAAGAGGCCTATAAACATTGAACGAGCTGTGTCGTTGGCCGTGTTGTAATAGGTCCAGAATGTCGCATGTGTGGACTCAATAGAATTGTACTCCGTCAGCCATTTAGCAAGCTCTGCCCGTCTGCCTGTTAGCGATACTTTTTGCCGGTCAAATAAGTCACACATTCTTACATGCATATGATGATGCTGAGTGATCTTCTGCGCATCTAAGCGGGTACAGTATTCGTACACCGCGGTGCTTTCTCGTCCCCCGTCCTCGCTGAACCGCGAATAGCACGTGGCTGCTCTCTTTGTCTGAAATTCATGACGCAAGTTGCCAACCAGGGTTGCTCCGACTAGTTTAACGACATCTCGGTCGTAGTTCGTGACATTGTCAACGTTTACGTATATGGCTAGAGCACTGCCAATCTGGATTACGTAACATGTCTTAATCGTGCCATGAACGCGTAATGATAAATATGTTTGGTCACTGTGTAGTGCCCACCGTGGTATAGTTGTATAGTAGTCGACCATCACCATTTTAACCTTGTGTATTTCGTCCGTTGGTATGAAGTCTGAGTCTAGCCATGGCATTATCATTCTGGCATAAAACTCTCGCTGGGCTCCTGAACATCTTGTCGTCCTGGATCTATCGGATGCCCATCCGTCAAGCCCACAGATAACTGCGTTAGCACTGGCCGACTTGCAGGCACGCTTAACGTCGTGACCCGAAAACCCGACGAACGTTGCACTGGCATTATCCTAATTGTCGGCCTAGCTTGAGTCATTTTAAGCACCGCATCGTGATAGGCCTTCTTTTCAACAACCCTAGCCGCGTTTGTGGCAAACGGAAGCTTTTCATCACCATTAAACCAGCATAGTGCCTGGCCATCGAGCTGGTATCCAAAGGTGACTTTGTCATACAAAGTCGGCATGTTTATCCAATGATTGGTACGTGACCTAATGTTTTCGACAGGTATGGTAAATCGAGGTGCTAATTCATTTTCATTGTGGACATATATATACCGTCCCGAGGCATTGTCAGCCCAGTTAACAATGTGTTTACCGTCCTGGTTAATTGCTGTGACATCGTACCCAAATAGTCTCATCATCGACATATAAGCCGAGAATTGTTCCGGATCTGTGAATACCATGTTACGTGATCTAGCATGTATGTCGACGGTCGTCTCGTAGTGCGTGCCGTTGCAGTAGAAAGCATCATCGTTAATACCATATGATAATGATGGATATGTGACTGGTGCATAGTCGAGGATATTCAACGGTGCTACTCCAGCTACGATTTCGCCAATATTGTAAGTGTTTTTGGCCTGTGGGTCTGTCACCGTAATCTCCGGACTCGTTAAGTTTAATGACGGTATCGTATCGATCCTGTCGACACCACACAACACGTTGTACCGCATATCAGCTTCTCTTCCGTACCGCATACAGGTAAGAGCAATGTCGAGTAATATCCCAGTGTTGGGTACGTTACCTATGCCGGTGGCAAATTGCATGAAATTGTCTTTCGTTATCAAGTCCGTATCGGCAATCCTAGTCAAATGGAATAGCTCCGTATACACGGCTTCCATTAAGGCGACTGAATGTGCAACCATTGCACCAGGTGATGAGTACCACGAATGAAAGGTGTCCTGCCATTCCGGCCCCCTGACATATTGGACTCCTGCGTAGAGTTCTGGCATTAAGCCGTATAGACAGTACGGTTTTGGAATTTTGACCAATGCGCTTTTTTGGTTCCAGAGTATGGCCTCTGCAGACCTAGCCACCGGTTTAAACATAACCCCAGCCACCATAGTGTATGCGAATTCGAAATCACGATAAGCAACATGTTTGCGAACGAAATCTCCGATCACTCCTTTAATTTGTGCTGCACTCAACGATTCAAATGCAACGCTTTGGCCCTTTAAGTGCCCGTTCACAATAACATAGCTTTCGCTAAGTCTAGGTGAACTATGACACAGCCCAAAGGGTGCTTTCGCTACCCACTCACTGTGAGCGTACTTCAAAACTGAGGCAGTCACCGGATCTATTGTATTGCCGAATGAGTAATATAACACGTCGTCTCCTTCGGTGAAGTTAGATCGACGGAACCTAACCTCGACTTCTTGATCTAAGATCTTGATGCCTTGGTAAAGCTTACAATCATCGTATTCTCCGAATGCCTGGTTGTTTGTGACTTTAACGTGGCCATTGTTGTAGTAATCGGCCTTACCAGAGTATTGCATTGTTGCGTATAATTTAATATAGTACATACGCAGCATGTTATATATCACTCCGACCACATTAACCCGCTCAAGATTTTCCTCTAAGAGGTTTTTACCTGTCGCAAGTTCTGTACGGTATGAGTGGTTTCGCCGCATTATGTCTTCCGCCAATTCGAAATCAGGCACTCCATGGGGCGATATAATCGCACCACTTAACCCGTCGTATATTCCTTGGTCGCTTATGACCATACCCTCGTACAAAGCCAGCATAGATGCTGAATTGCCCAAAAAGGCGTTCCTTCTAGTGTTCCTTACGTCTCCAAAGACTCCTTTTATCCACATAGTAATTGTTGTAGTGATTCCATATTTCAAATAAGTGTTTTTTAGACTTATGTTTTTTGGGACAAGCGTATTTTCAGGGAATAGTTTGTTGAAAAACGAAAACATGTTGGCGATTTATA